TTCTCCGCCGGCGCCTGCCACCGAGGCAACCTCAACTGCCACTCTAAATTTTCGAGCTTTGAATGTGTTCTCCTTGCTTGCAACGGGTTCAAACAGTTCCACGCGCAGATAATCCATCTCAGCCTCGGCGCCAGTTTTCTGATTACGTCCAATTTCATATAGCGCCATGATGGCCGCCTCAGACTTCATGAGGTCGGTGTCAAATGGAAATTGCGGCTGATACGATTTGATCGTGCTGGATGCCGCCGCATCACTGACGTATGTTTTTGTGTTGATTTGGGCAGCGGGACTTTCATCTAGCGTGTTAAATCCTGCGCCGCAGAGGCTCCATGCTTCTGTCTCACCAGTACCCGTGTTTAAATAGTCTGCAATCTGATATCGCATAATCGTTTCATTTGCCATAAATTTACGCCTCCTGATAATATTCTAATCGACATTGTATTTGGTATCGAGAACTGTCTGCTGTATTGCTAAGCAGAAATTCTGTACTCTGTGCTTCAATCTTTCTAAGTTCCTTGCCGGCTTCCATGTCGGGGAGTGTCCCTGTCTTAGTCTGCACCTCTAGCCACGCGGCCAGGTCCTCAAAAAAGCCACTGTTGGCCAATCCCTCGCTCAACTCTAGACTGTGGTACGCCTGTGTGCGAAACACAAACTGGTACTGCCGGATACTGCTGCCGTCCAAATACTGCTTGATGATCTGCGTCGCGGGGATTCCATCGATGCTGTACTCTCGCTCATCCGCTGGTAAATAGTTGGACTTGATTTTTCCCTCTTGCAACAGCGGGCAGTTTAAAAAAAACTGATTTAACCTTTCAATGATTGTCATATTCCACCTGCCATCCTCATGGCGCCACGGATACGCCATACTTTTCGCCGGAACTTCCGTGGCGCATTCCTGTCGTAGATTTCCTCATTGCCGTTTCCTCGGTAAATTCTGGATTCTCCTGCAAAAACTGTTGCAATGCCTCATGAAACTCGAACTCGTCTGTAACCCGTTTCTCGACTTCAAATATGACATACTCCATCATTTTTCCCCGCACGCCTTTATCGCGCACCATTTCACGGCGTTCATAGACAAGCGCTTTTTGCTCTGCCGCTTCCGCTTTTTGTCGTAGAGCCTCTAGATCGCTTACGTCCACGTTTTGGGCATTCTTCAACTTTTCCGTCTCGCGCTGCCATTTGCGCCTTTCGCGAGCGAGCCGCTTCTTTACAACCTCATCGACATCCCTCTGGGTATATTTCTTTTCCTCCGGCTTTTCCTGGCCGTTATCTCCGTCTTTAGACTTTACGTCATGGTCGTCACCGCGACCGGCAGCCTGGCCGCCGTCTCCTCCCCCTGCTGCACCTCCATCCGCTTCATAAAAAGGAGTAATGTGTAGATATAGGGGATCCTGAAATCTGTACATGCGTACTCTCCTCCCGTTTTAGGGCCGTCGCCCGTAGGTTTAGCCATGCAGTTTACCGCCGCCAGCATGTTTCTGGGCAATAAAAAATCACCTTGCCATACCGAACTAGGCGATTTTTCAGTCTCAACAGTTTTACATCTGTGATGCCGCTGAAATACCTGCTTTAGCCGTTGACTCATCTTCGCCAAAATACCATTTGCGCAATTCCCACTTCTGCATAATGCCAGCCGCCACCAGCTGGAGTTTTTGTGATAGTTCTGATTGCTGGTCTTTGATCCTGCTTTCATCAAAGGTAATCTTAATACCCGCTTCAAAGGGATCCGCACCGATTAGATGCAGAATTGCTTGCACCATAGTTCTGAGCGCCCTCTTCAGCACGACCTCATTCTTTCTCAGATTCCGATATAGATCGGATTGTTCTGATATCGCTCCTGTCGCGGTTTTTATGCAGCCCCCCTCAAAGTCATACCAAGTATTCCCCAGCCCACACTTGACGGACAGTCGATTCAGCCTTGCCTTTAACTCCGTATCCTTGTCCTCGAAGCTATCATCGGCCAGGTCCAGACCCTTAAGAATCTCGATTGCATTTGCATAGACAGATATACCCATGGGGTTGTCCAAATCGATACAGTTGATGGAGCTAGGCGTGACAATTTGAAACATGGGCAATGTGGATCCCGTCTTCCACTCCGGTTCGATTCCTTTGGGGAGCTCCATCTCCTTAAATCCTTCTCTGGAAAACAGTTTATTTTTGACAGTATATTGACCGTTCTCCACCACGTGAAGGTTTACATACACGCAGCGCTCTCCGTCCATGATTTTGTCCGATACAAAGGCACATTCTGTGATCTCCCCATTATCCCAAGACAGCGGATAGATCCTATTTGCGCGGACATAATCTAAGGCAACGTCTCCATCCGCTAAGTATTCCACAATCGCGCCAGTTCCCAGGGCATTTGTTAGCTCTACGAGTTGATTTGCCCGCACTGGAAAATTGTTTCGATCCAATATGGCTTGCACCTGTCTGTCTAACGCTGGGTCGCTGACTGTGATTTCCACCTTTTCATTTAGTTCCAGATTCGCCCAATCCTCTGCAACTTTTTTGGCCATGTTTACGCCATCGCGCTGACGGCTACCTTTTTCCTCGCCATTGTCCTGTTTGCCGCTATGAAATTCTTTTCCCTTACCCTGATACCATTTCAGCCATAGCTCAATCTGCTGATAAAATGCAGGGGATACCAACGTGTATCCCTGCTTTTGTAAGTACTTACGGATATCTCCATTTTGTCGATTTTCCAACGCTCCGCCTCCTATACTGCGAAATACAGGATGTACCACAGAAAATGGGGGATATTCTTTTGATCACCCACTTTTTGATACTATCATTTTATCACGTGACCTCTGTGCTGTCAGTACCCAAAAAGTTACCTCTTTGGAGGGTTTCGGCAAGATATTTTTTTGATGTAGCCGTACTGATACCCCAACATCTCTGCGATCTCTCCCAAAGCGAGCCCCCGCACGTCCCGCAGATACACCACCTTGGCGGCCAGATCCCCTGTCTGCAATATCTCATCGTCTAAAAGATCATGGATCTGTTCAACGATCGCTCGTATCTTGTCCGCTTCCCCCTTGATCCCGCTGGCAAGTATAGAACTGACTAACACTTCATCAAATTTCTCAGCTAGACTGATTCTGTGATGCTGAACATCTCGGACTTGATCAAGGACACCTTGACTGGCTTTCTCCTCAGCAGCCTCCAATCCTTTAACGGTGGTGGCTAATTCCCAGCCCAGTGATATTAACAGCTCATTCTGTTTTGTCAATTGGTATTCCTCCTTCCGCCATCCAAATCTTATCATTTGGAATTGACTTCTATTCTGAACAGTTGATACATGGCAGAACCTTTATATACCCGTTGGAGCCTGTATAAATAACGGTTTCCATAAACTTAACCTTCGGAAGGTTCCCAGGGTTGCCTTTTTTATAAACGTCCATACGCCTGCACACCTTTTTCTAGTTGTTTCTAAATATTGGGGAACCCTAGGAATCTTAGAAAAAATGCAGTATATAGCTGAGCTTGAGAAGGTTCCTAGCAGTTCCTCCGTATATTAAAAAAGAGTTTCATTGTAGCATTCCCAGAATGTATTTGGGCATCGCTCATAGCTAATCTGAGCTCCATACGTTCGGAATTTCTTTTTGCCGGGCATCCGCCGCCACCCTCTGATTGAATGCTGCATAATGTCATGAAGTTCATTGGATGTTCTCCGATCTGGCTTTGTAAACTCATTGTTTAGCGCCTCTTTGTATACCATGGCAATGCAGACATAGCGTTCCGTTGTATTGTCTAACCATTCCTGAATGATCCCCACACGCACATCTTCCTCGACAAAGCTGTTTTGTACCTCCTTGACTTCTTCTTGGAGATCACAGGGCAACACCAAGGCGGGATTCTCTGTGCGATAGATGTGAAAAGCCTCTGCCCAGGCCTGCCGAAATTCCTCTGCCACCTTATCGGGTTGTTCAAACATAGACCGTTTGGCGGCTCGCTTGTTTACCAAGAGTGGTAAATACCGGCGATTGCCTGTCCGATCTGTCAAGAAGTGGCTGCTATTTGTTGTCCCAGCGAAGACGCAGACACGCGGCCGTTGCTCTGTTCTGCGGCCATACGGAGGGCGGTAAGTGTCCACTGTGGAAGTGATAAATGCTTTGATCGACTCGACCTGCTGCGCCTTTTTGACTGCCAACAATTCTGCCAATTCTACAATCCACATTCCCCGCAATTTTTCCGCCGCCTTATCGCCATCGATTGTGTTGAAATTGTCATTATACCACTCATCCCTGCCTGCAAGGAGCTTGAAAAATGTCGATTTTCCAGCGCCCTGCTCGCCCACCAAAACCAGCATATAATCAAACTTGCAGCCAGGATGATAGGCACGATTGATCGCCCCCAACATAAAGAGTTTCATGCTTTCGACAGAGTACCGGCTTTTTGCCACACCTAAAAAATCTGGCAATAAGTTCTCTATATGAGGCTTCTGGTCCCATATGAGGCTTTCCAAGTAATCCGCCACGGGATTAAAAGGATGTTCATTTACGACAACCGTAAATGCCTCCATAATCTTCTCCATATTTTTAAGACCATACTTTCCCTCCACATAACACTTGAGATTGCTGTCATCCGCGTTGTTCCATTCTCGAAACTGAGTATTCGGACTCCAGGGGACCGCACCAAATATAAATGGGCTGTACGACAATGTATTGTACCGGAGATGGTTCTTTAATGCAGGATCGTTTCGCAAAACCTCACATATATTTTCAATTGTCTGCTGAACCTTTCCGTTTTCGTCATAGCGGAGATTGACCGTTTGTTCCATACAAGGCTTTGGGGATTCCCATCTTTTAGAATTTACTATTTTTGTACCTTTCTCGTATTTCAAGGCGCTTTGAATGGTTTTTTCAAGTTCCTTTTCCGAGAGTGGCGGATCACAGCGCTTCTCGTTTTCAATCTGTATAGCGGCTATGATTGCTTCATCGCTAAACCCTTTTGACTGGAGACTGCACGCAAACCGAAACATACTCTGATTCCGCTCGCCGGTCAGCACTTTTTCTGGCACAGCAAACCCGTTTGTGGGATACCGCCCATACTCAATCAGCTGATAGACCAGCTCATTGGCCGGCGCAATGGCGTACTCATCTGGGCTTTGTTCCCATTCGTAGGACATGCCATTGGGATGGATAGACGGTGGCGCAATGATATACCCCCCCTCTCCCCGCACATCGATTCCCTCCAGTACTTTGGCACGGTTTCCGACTCGTTGGGCGCCGCGATATAAAAGATGGTACCCTCCTCCCCCTGTGATAGACTGGATCGTTTCCGGTAGATGGCCATGCTTCTTCTCCCAATCACGCAAAGTTTGATAGCCGTCAATCCCCCTGTTGTCATCCACATCAAGATCAATGACCAAGAGTCCATTGCTTTTGGCCCCTGTGGCGATTCCAATATTGGCGTTGGGCCATTTCTGCCACCAGCCTTTTACCACGGCGGCATCCGTCGTTGCATCTTTGCAGCCATTTTTCGTCAGAGGCGTCTTTCCTTTGTATACGACGGGAAATACGGCAAGACCCATATTGATATACTCAACGGCAGCTTGATATGGCGTCTGTCTGCTCACCATTTCGCATTTGCCTCTCTTCCAAGTGGCTTGTCGGCTGGCATTGTGTATTTCTTGTCGCGAATTGACATCACGTCAATTAATCTATGGCAGGAGGTAATCCATCCTTTTCCATTGTCGTTCGCCCATTCTTTATTGATAAAGAGACCTCCGATGAATTTCCCAACTAGCTTTTTTTCATCCCAGTCAAAGTGGTAGCCGGGGTTGGACGCTTCAAATGCCTCCATGACGGCCTTGAACTTACGCTTCGTCCATGCGTCTTGTTCCGATCCATCATCGCGGGGCTCGAATAGATAGTAAGTCCCCCTCCATTTTCTGCTTTCCTGGATTTGATTCTCATAATCCTGTCTGTAAAAATCTTTATATTCGCCCTCTGCAATATCAAAACTAAATACCAAAGCTTCTCCATAGCTATTTGTGATCTCTTCCACATTCAAAATTTTCACGATGTACCCACCTCTGGGAAGTCTTTCTTTTTCTTTGTAGGTCTTTGTCTCGTTGTAATCGCTAAATCTTTTCATTGCGCATCCTCCTTTGACACTATTTTTTATTTTCACATGGTTCTTTATTAAACCCTTTGGCCGCTGCCTTGCCTGCTCTTCTCATTATCGCCCACTGCAAACAGATCGTTGGGAGTTACACCGAGTGCATTTGCAATTGGGACTATATATTCAGATCGAATTAGCTTTCTTCCATTAAGTAAATTACTAAAATCATTTTCGCTGAACCCTGACCTCTCCGTTATGGTTTTTTGCTTGACTCCCGTTTTGGTGATGATCGCTCGGATGTTTTCCGCAATGCAATTTTTATCCCCCGACATTTTGCCACCTCCCTCCGTCAAGGACTAACCGTGCAACAGCCTGGTCATGCAGGCTTTTCACTTTGTATAAGTTTCTTGTACTTTTCAATGTTATCACAATTTTCTTGTACTGTCAATATAATTTCTCAAGAATTTTGTACTTTTCTATTGACTTCTCAAGAATATACTGATAAAATCTTGTTACAAGGTGGTGTGAACATGAGCATAGGCAGTCGAATCAAAGAAGCGCGAAATACTATTGGGTTGACACAAGAGGAATTGGCAATGAAAATCGGCGTCACAAAAGGTGCCATAGCAAATTATGAAAATGAAGTGAGTACACCAAAAATTGAATTGATGTATAGATTATTTTCTGCGCTACACTGTGATGCAAATTATCTGTATCAAGATGAAATGAGTCCAATAAGGGGATTCCACTTCTCTCTTTCTGAACAAACCCATATAAAAAAATACCGCGCTCTGGACGAGCACGGTCAAAAAAATGTTGATCTTATACTGAATAGCGAATACGATCGTTGCACTAAGAACGAGCCGATTGTTCTCCGCGATGTTAAGCCAGAGCCAACAGTTCCTCGCGGATTTCGTGCTATCCCCACTCCCGATGTGGAAACAAAAGCCGCCCATATAAACACTGGACAGTCGCAGCCAACGCAAGAGCAGGTCGACGCAGCAGAAGCTCTAGCAGAAAAATTAAGACAAAAAAACGAACACTAGATAAAGGACGTGATCGAATGTACAAGCATGAAGAAATCGCCACGGAGATCACGGATGGAGGGGTACTTTATTCCGATACCGTTCATCTGGATGGAATGCAGGGATATTATAGTAACAAAAATAGGCGTCAGGCAATTTTAATTGATGCAAGACTGACCTACAGCGAAAAAGCAGTCGTCGCAGCGGAAGAGCTGGGCCATCATAAGACCAGCTCTGGAGATATTATACAGGACCGTAACAGTATCGAATCGTGCCGTCAGGAGGAACAAGCCCTCCGTTGGGCTGTGGAGAGATTGATTCATCCAGAGGATTTCATTGGTGCCTTTAAATCCGGCGTGCGAAATCGCTACGAATGCGCGGAGTTTTTCGGAGTGTCGATGGATTTCCTTGATCAGGCAGTGCGGATCTATCGGGCACGATATGGGTATAGCCTAAAAGTCAACAATGAATATGAGCTAATATTTATACCGTATTTTATGGTGCACCGGATACTGCCGTGATCTTTCCCTCCTATGGAGTTGAACATTCAGGCCACGAAGTGTCTAACCGCGAATCATTCAGAGTTCTGATGAGCCACTAGCGCACAGCAAGCCGCGGTGGGATAAACCATGGCCTCCCATTGGGCGCCCCATAAAAACAAGCCCTCTGGAATACCAGGGGGCATCGTTTTTATGGAACGGTCAAAGTCTGCTCAACATACTCTCAGACCGTAGCGGGATGATTTATCTTGAAAAGCCTGTGCCACAAGATGAACGTGCCGCCACGAGAATATCAGAGGATAACAAGCCGACATCTAAGGTATGGACAGTTGGTTTTTTCCATATAGGTATCTTCACTCCTCGGCATAGAGATTCTCATACATTAGTCCGAAGTTCAAGTAAAATATTATCGACATAGTTTATAAAAGCAGATTTGGATTGAATAAAATACTCCGGGTTCAAGCGCAAATAAATATCTGCGCCTACCCTTTTGACTCTGACAACGGCCACTTCCTCAACCAGATCCTCC